AGGCAATAAATAGTCTATAATAGACTTTATTTAAATGATTACACCTAAAGAGGCGCAAGCCGAGCTAGCTAAACGTAAATTGGCGTCTTTGCACCTAGAAGACTTTATTAAGTATACTTTCTCTCAATTTGAGATAGAAGATTTCCATAAAGAGCTTTTTAATGCACTGGAGCGTATAGAAAGGGGTGAATTGAAGCGTTTAATCGTTCAAATGCCCCCTAGAGCGGGCAAAGCTTTAGAAATTAATACACTTATTCCAACGCCTAATGGGTGGAAAAAGATAATAGAGTTAGAGGTGGGAGACAGTGTTTTTGATGAAAATGGTAAAATAACTATGGTTGTTGCCAAAAGTGATGTTTGGAAAAATAGAAAGGTTTATAATGTTATTACGAATACAGGTCATAAAATAATTGCAGACGAAAATCACGAATGGTTAGTAAGGCTTTGTCGTAAGCGTAAAGTATTTAAAAAAAGAGAAACTAAGTATTTGTTCAATAGAAAATGCGATAGAAGTCCACTTATTAAACATCATGGTGGATTATGTCTTCCAGAGATTAAACTTCCAATAGATCCTTATGTTTTGGGACTATGGTTGGGTGACGGTTCTAGTTATTATTCTGCAATAACAATAGGAAAAGAAGATCAGGAATTTTTGAGAACAGAAATAGAAAAACGTGGAATTATTACCACTAATTATTCTTCTGATACTCAGTTTGGATTAATTGGAATGCACAAACAGCTTAAGGATCTTAATTTATATGAAAACAAGCATATACCAGATATTTATTTGCGCTCATCGCTTGAACAAAGATTAAGTCTTTTACAAGGCTTAATAGATTCAGATGGACATATTAATAAGAATGGACGTGTTGAATTTTGCAATACAAATAAAACATTATCCAAGCAGGTTCAAGAATTAGTTATATCATTAGGAGTAAAGTGTTCTTTGTCTGAGGGTATTGCAACACTTTATGGAAAAAATTGTGGTAAAAAGTATAGAGTAGCATTCTATATGAAAAACTGTTCTAAATTACCAAGGAAAAACAAGAATAGTAAAAATGGAACAAAGCAACCAGGACACTATATTACTGTGGAGGATGCTGGATTTGCTGATACTGTGTGTATTGAGGTTGAATCTCGCTCTCATATGTTCTTAGCGGGAGAGGCAATGCTTCCAACCTGTAATTCTGAGGTTATTTCTAAGCGTTTTCCTGCTTATATACTAGGAAAATACCCAGAAAAAGAGATAGTTTGTGCTTCTTATTCGGGTGATTTGGCCTCAGAATTTGGTCGTAAAACAAGAGATTTGGTCCTAGACGAAGAATTTAAAAGAGTTTTTCCTAAGTTTGAGCTATCCGATAGCAAGAAGGAGGGCGGAAATTGGGAGACAAAAGAGGGGGGTAAGTATCTTTCAGTTGGTGTTTCCGGATCTTTAACCGGTAAAGGTTTCGATATTGGTATAATTGACGACCCAGTAAAGGATCGCGAAGAGGCTGAGTCTCTTACGATGCGAGAAAGAGTATGGAATTGGTATACATCTACGTTCTTTACTCGTAAAAAGGGTAGCGATGCTGCTATCATTATTCTTATGACTCGTTGGAATACTGATGATCTGGTTGGTCGTATTATAGAAGTAGAGGGTGAGAAGTGGGAAATACTATCTTTTCCTGCTATTAATGAAAATGGTGAAGCCTTGTGTAAGCGTAAAGGATTTGGATTAAGTTTTTACGAAGATCAACGCTCTGCTATTGGAATGAGAGACTTTTCTGCTCTTTATCAACAAGACCCTATTGCTTCCTCTGGAGTAGTATTTAAGAAGGAAGACTTTAGATATTTTGCAATGAGTGATTTAAAGAAGGAGAACTTTACTTTTGCCATACACGTAGACCCTGCATTCTCCACTAAGAAGACATCTGATGGTACTGCCATTATGGTTAGCGCCAGACATAAGGAAACCGGTGAGCTGTACATTCTCGATGCTTTTTCCGAGCCCGTGCTACCAAGTGAGGCGTATTCATATATTATTTCTCTCGCTGGTAAATGGAAGAAGTCTGGATGGACAATGAATTTTCTTTCCGTTGAAGATGTTTCGTTGTCTGCCAGTCAGAAAGAATTTGTCTCTGGCTTAGAGGAGGAGATGCGTCGCCAAAGAGCTTTTTATACTGTTCACCACTTTAAACCAGTAGGACAAGGAAAGAAGGAAGATCGCATTAAGTTCCAGCTGGAGCCTATGTTTAATCGTCATGCAATATATTTTCGTTCTGATGAAAGCGGAAATCAGACATGGTACAAGCTAGAGGATCAGTTATTGAAGTTTCCCGCCAGCAGAAAAGATGACTTGGCCGATGTGTTGGCACAGTGTGTTTATATGTGGGAAAAGCGGGGAGGGAATTATCAAGGATCAGCTCAGGCGGCAAGGGCATATTTAAATAAGATACGAAATAGCCGCTAGCACAAGCGCATATTTTTACTTTATTTAACTTATGTGTTATAATATAAGTAGAGGATAAGGATATTTTACGGGGTTGCGCTAGACAAAAACAGACACAAATAAGATACAAAAACAAAATGGTAGATTATAAGGTTACTGGCGAACAGTACAATTTAGAGATCCCCCAGGATACAAATGTAACTGTCGAGCAATCTACTTCAAGAAACCAGATGGTAGAATTTTACCAGAAGGCTATTGAAGTTAGACGAGAATATGAAGATGGTTGGTATAAGGCAACAGACGCTTATATGAATTCTTTTGATACCAACACTCCGGAAGATTTTAAGATTACTTCTAAGCTTATTTATCAGGCTCATAACCTGATTGTTCGTCGTATGCAGCGTCCTGGAAGAGATTATTTATCTGACGCAGCTCCGGTAGAAACACTACAACTTATTCGTGATTGTGCTAACACGGTACAGGATCGTGGAGGTCTTGGTGAAGCTCTTACTGCCGATTGGGGTATTTATGCGCGCACTATTCTTATTGGTAACGCTCCGCTTTTGATAGTATCTACTGGAAAAAAAGATAATCCAGTAGCGTATCAGGCTCTTCCTATGACTGGTTGTTACTTTGACCCTTTTGCTTTGTCGATGAGAACAGCCAATGGAAGAAATGACGTAAAGGAGTTTTTGTATATTGAAGAACTATCATATAACGAGGCTAAATTACGTTATCCTGATATTGAATTTGTTGGTGGCGCCCTTCCTGTCGGATCTCAGTCTGATAGAAATAAGGTATATACAGATATACAGAAGTCGGTTATTCAGTCTCAGATGGTTGAAATTGGTCATTATTTCAACATTAAGGCAGAAGAGCCTATTTATGAAGTATTTATTGGCTGTCAGGCGGTAAGCGCAGAAAGAATTGCGGGAAAAGATTATAAATACGAAATTGATGGTAATGTAGCAATTCCTGTCGTCTTGTTTAAAATGTTTCCATCCCCTAAGGGCCTATTGGCTTTTGGTACTGGTCAACTTTTATATGATTTGGCTATTGTTCAAGAGCGTCTTCGCAACCTAGCCTTTACGCATATTGGTCGTAATGTAAATGCTATTAGCGTTCTTAATGTTGCTAGAGGAAACTCTGGTGATTTTATGAACCAGATGTATAACGCTCGTGAGTTGCAAGCAATGAACGAGTTCTCTGTAATCCTAAATGAGAGCGGAGACCAGGGTGGGTTCGCAAAAATGGAGCAACTGCGTACTGATCCTCTTACTTCAGAGTATGAGCGTATGCAAAATGAGCTTACTCTTGAGATTAAGCGTTGTGGTTTTCCTATTGATGAGGTTGATCGTCCTGTAACGGAAACTGCTACCGCTACTCGTGCAGAACTTGGAGCTACAACTCAATTCGTTCAGCAGATTCAGGAGATTAATAGAGATGCTTATCGTGATATTGAACTTCTCACTCTTAACATTATTAAAAATGATTGTGTTAATAGCAAGGAACCAATTATCACAGTATTAAAGAATGATAAGGGACAAAATCTTAACTCTAAAGATGCATTAATCGGCCTTAATCCTGAAACTGGCGCTATTGAAACAGAGGAACCATACTCATTTGGCGATGTAGCGGATGCTCTCAGAGAATATAGTATTGCCATTAAGACCGATTCTCGCACGGGTGCATTTGTTACCAATGCGGAGCGTGGTGCCGCACTTGCTGAGGCTATGAACATGGCTGCCCCTATGGGTGGAAGCCGTGAACTACTTAGACAATACTTGAGTAATAAAGGAATCGTGGCTGATGATATTAACCAGCAGGCCAAGGCTCCAACTGAACAACCACAACCAACTTCTGCCACCGGTGGTGTGGCTTTAATGCCACTTGGTTAATATGATTGATCCAATTCGTACATCTTCGGCGAAGAAAAAGAGGGCTACCACCACGGTAGACCAATACGTTGGGACAGATCTTAATTTTTGGTCAGACTTTTCACAAAAGTTAGACATCTTAGATGACCTAACTGAAACAATCCTATACCACGAGCGTAAGGCTGGCCTTGCATATGAAAAAGAGCAAGCAGCTCGTTGGATTATAAATAAAATTTCAAGCATTTCTCGTGCCGCCAGACTTCAAGTAAGTAAACCGTCCAAGTCCGATGTTTCAAAGATAGATAGGGCGAAACTGAAAAAATTTGTTTGATGCCTAATGCCGGTTTCTACACGTTAGAGATTGGCATTGAGCATTTGCTCAAAATATAATTTCAATTCTATGTCTGAACAGAAAGACACAACCCTGAGTGAGCTTGAGGAAGCCACAATGGTAAGTGATCTAACGTCAGAGGATGTCAGCACACAGGTTCCCTCGGACCCAAGTGACTCATCTGCGGAAGACACTGTCATCAACCAAATGGTTGAGAAGAAGACCACAAATATCGACTATGCTAAACAGCAGGAAGATGTGTGGGCAGAGCGTATCGCTTCTGATACGACTGGTGAGGTTTTAAAAAAGTTCAAGGAAAACAAGGCCTTGAAATGGTTACATGATCGAGTTGATGTTCGGCTTGGTATTGCTGAGAAGCCCAAAATGACACACGTCGGAGATTTCTCCGCACAGATGGCAGAATATGAGGCTAATAAGGAAAAAGCGAGTCTTCTGGAAAAATTTAAGTCCCTACCTATTGACCAGCGCAAGGAAATAAATAACAAAGTGCGCGAAGCGGTCAAAGAATTGGGTGCTGATCCTTCCAAAGTATTGGCTAAGTTCCTGTCTGAAGCTAAGCAACCAGCATCTTCTAGTGTAATCAACGTAGGTGTTCGTACTCCTGGTACAAAGACTATCACCATTGAACAACTTTCAAAACTTCCACAAAAAGAATATGAACTTACAGTAGCTAGAATTAAGAACGGCGAAATTACGCAAGTCTAGCAAATATAAAGTTAAAAATAAAACAAAATGGCTAATACTATTATCTTAAAAGATCTTCTCCAGAAGGAAACAATCATGAAACTGGAGCAGAAGCTTGTTATTGCCCCAATGGCAAACAACAAGTATGAGGGTGAACTCAAACAGCAGGGCGATACCGTTACTGTTCAGACGTTCCCATTTGTGAATCTTACTTACGGTGGTACAGCTGGTGATGCTATCACTGCTACTGACTGGGCAATTACTTCTGAGAACCTTCAGGTTACTGAGGTGTTCCAGGGTGCTTGGATTGTTAAGGACATTGAGAAGATTCGCTCCAATCTTGAGCTTATCAGCAAGTTGGCAGAGAGCATCGCTTACGCAATGGCTCTTACATATGATCGCTACGTTGCAAGTCTCGCTGTGACTGGCGCTCTTACTGCTAATCAGATTGTTCCTGGCGCTCCAGTGGCTCTTAATAACACTGCTGGTGACGCTAATAATGTCATGACTCGTATTGGAGAGATTGGCGTTAAGCTCCGCAAGCAGAATGCATTTAAGGATCCTGTTTTATTCGTCAACCCAGCGATTTCTGATAAGATTGTTGATTCCAATCTTTACACAGCTTTCGATGCTGGATTCCCACATCGTGAGCAGGGTGCTGTTGGCATGGTTAAGGGTTTCAAGGTTTATCAGACAAACGATCTTCCTTATCGTTATCTCAATACAGTAACTGCTGTTGCTACTGCTGACAATACTTATGTATTCACCGTTGTAGACAATATCGGTACTTCCCATACTATCACTTTCACAGCCAAGGCTGTTCCGTCTGCTGCTGGTGAGTTCGATATTGCCGGTACAGCTTCCGCTCAGCAGACAATCATTCGCGATATGATTAATGGCACAGGTACACCTGGTGCTACTTCTTACATTGCCCTCTCTGCTGCTGATCGTTCTTGGCTCAAGAGCGCTAATGTTTATTGCGACGCCTTCGATGGTTCCAACACTGCTCGCATCACAATGTCTCAGAATGCTACTCTCGCCGCGACTTTGACTACAAACACTCTTGGTACCAAGGGCGTTGTTTTGTTCGCTATGGATTCTGAGTCCGTCCACTTCGTTAAACAGGAGGATGGTTACAAGGTTGAGGAGCTTCAGGGTCGCTTCGCTTCTCAGGCTAGCGTAGAAAATGCTTATGGTGGCAAGGTCTTTGCTGAAAACAGCAAGCGTATTGCAACTATTGATGTTACTAACGAATAATTCCAGACAGATATAGGTAACTAGCGTTCTGTCTGAGGACAGATATGGCCTGTGTTTCTACGGTAGGGGGCTTCGGCCCCCCTCCGCAGACACATAACGCAAACACAAATGACCGTACAAGATTTATATGACAAGTTTGGATTAGCCATGAAAGATATATCAGATGTTGGCTCTATCTGGTATATGTGGGTAAATAATCTTAATAATTTTTATTATCGTATCACTCAGAGTCTTGAACCTGAGTTATATTTTGTAGAAACAAGTTATGGATCAAGCGGAACCTATACTCTTCCCGTTGATTTTGAGAATATCGGAACCGGAGAGGCTGGATTGTTTCTTGTAGATGATAATGGAAAAATGGAAGGACGCATTGTTCCTTGCGGAATAATCTCTAATCGTCTTGGATTTAGACTTAGCGGTGGAAACATTATTATAAACGAACTTCCGTCTAACAAGACGGCTAAGCTTATTTATATTCCAAAGCTTTTACCTATAACTGAAATGACTGATTCGGTAGTTCTTGATGATACATGGGTTAGTCAGAACATCGAGGCTCTAAAGCGTATGTACTATGAGTGGGATAAGAATGGCGCACAGGAGACTAATGCTGATGCTCGCCTTAATCGTGATCTTTCCGAACTTATTGCTGGATTCCGTCGTTCTACAAAGGCTGTCGTACTTAAATAATAAATATAATGGTATATAAAAGCTTACAAATTGGTTCTGATAGATCGGCAGAGCAAACCGGTTCGGGAGCTTTGCGGGGTGTTGACAATAAGACAGAACCACAATTTCTTACTCTGTCTAGTGCGCTTAATTCGGTAAACTATATTCCCCTTTCTAAGGGTCGTATTGTTAAAAGACAAGGCCGTACTAATGTTGCGTCTGTTTCTAACACTTCTTATGTCTATGAATTAGCCAAACTTGGAGACCATGATATTCTTGGGTATGGGACAAATGTGGCTGCATTCTATCGCCCTACGTCAACTCTTACTGTTCTTAAAAATGATTTTCCGGCAACCGGAAGGTTTAGCGCTTTTAAGAATGGAGATTATGTTTATGTGACAAAGGGTGAGGGCATTTACCAGATTCGTTATGCCAGAGGATTAGAGTTGGTTTCTGCTGGAGGTTGGGGCATAAATAATACAACCATGACCGATGGAGAGGTTGCTCAATTCGCTCCCACATCTAGTACGCACATTTCCCCACTTAGTTATAGTGGAGGTGATTTTGCTACTCTTAACATTACTGCTGCCGTTGGTGACCAATATGAGTTTAATGTTCAAATGGAAAATTATAATACGGTAGATTCTGTTCATACTTTCCATTCTGCTCATATTTATGGAGCATTCGATCCATATTACTTTGAGAAAAGTCAGAATCTTCAGAGTTTTGTTTTAACTGCAACGGCTGCTGATGACTTAAAACTTAATCAGTTTATTTCATATGCTACCAATGTTGTTAATTTTTATACTCCTTCTGGTGTTATAAATGGTTCCAACAAAGTATTTACAATAAGTAATTATACGCAAAATTTGGAGGTTACGGTGGACAGTTCTCCGGCTACAAATTGGGTACTGGAAGGACTTACATTAACTGTTGATGTTGCTCCCACTGCTGCAATCCAGGTTAAGCACACCCTTAATGTTCCAAACATATTAGATACTGCAATCTCTATTAAAAAGATTATTCCATCTGCCCTTGAGATTTCATTATTCTCTTCGGAGAGAGCCAAGGGAATTGCCACAGAGAATGGACGCATGTATGCGTTTAATTATCCAGGAGATCCCTCCCGCGTAGAATACTCTAGCACTGGTCTAAACAATAGTGTTCCATCTATTAATTTTTCTCATGGAGTATTAAATAATAATGGTGGAGACATTTCTGTGCGCACAAATGGAGAGGCAAGAGGCGTGATGTCTCTTGGTTCTGTTGTTAAGATTTTCTATTCTAATGGAGAGGTTGGTACTGCCATTACTCTTGGCGAGACAAATAAAAAGGATGAAATCTACTATTCTAAACAGACGACCGGACTGGCTGGAGGTCTAACTGAGACCCCGTTTGGCATTATCGTTCCAACAACTAAAGGTATTTGGCTGAAAACAACAGGTGTAGCTTCTGATATTGCATACTCAGATAACGAGGAGAAGATTTCAGATAGCATTAATGATTTTACTAATTACGACTTCTCTGATGCTGCTGGTATATATTATCAGCCATATAATGCTACTCTTATAGCATGTAGATATTCCTCTAACATAAACAATAGAGTGCTTGCATACTTCCACGATTATAAAGCGTGGGGATATTTCATTGGATGGAATGTTAACTCTTTCGTTGTAGATAATGGCGAGCTTTACGCAGGATCGGCGATAGAGGGCAAAACATATAAATTATTTGATGGACTTGCTGATGGTTCAAATGATATTTGGACTGACTTTTATCAGGAGGTACCATGTGGAGCGCTGAATACATCTAAGCGTATGCTAAAGCAGTGGTTTTCTGGAAGACTCTCGCAGTCATCTTCTATTCGTATTACTTTCGATATTTATGACAGAAATGGAAACTTTATTCCTAACAAGAAGGCCTTAGTATGGACAGTTGGTGCGTCTGGAGGTCTGAACGGAATTGGAGATTCCTCTATTCGCTCTGCCATTGGAGGAGATACTGACCCAATTAGACCAATTAATTCATTCGTTGGCGCAGCTGAAGAAATTGCAGACTTCCAGAGACTTCGTATTCGTTTTACTGAGAACTCTAAGGTGTCTCACGAGATTACATGGTTTACACTCCAAACTTACGAGAAGGACGAGATTACAAACCGTGGACTATCCAATAACCCACTACCAGAATCTAACGCTCTCCTTACTGAAGCTGGTGAACCAATCCTTACAGAAAACAACGAAACAATCATCATCTAAGATAAACATAAAATGTCCAAAAAAATATCTCAATTACCGCACGACCATACGCCCACTCCGGACGATTTGGTTCCTCTGGTAGATCAGGGTACTGGAACAACCGTATATACTGAGTTTGTAGAATTTGCAGCTTCTCTTGCTCCATACTTTGCTACTGCTGCTGACGTTGCTACGGTTCAGTACAACTTAGATGTCCACGAGTCTGATTACACTAATCCGCACAATACCACCGCTGTTCAGCTTGGCCTCGGTAATGTCAACAATACTTCCGACGCTAACAAGCCTATTTCTACCGCTACTCAAACTGCTCTCGACGCAAAGGTAACTAGCGTAAGCGCTGGAACAGGTATTTCAGTAGACAATACGGATCCAAACAATCCGATTGTTTCTGCCACCGGAAGTGGTATTGGTGATGTAGTCGGTCCTTCTAGCTCTACCAATGGTAGCGTAGCATTGTTTGACGGAACAACTGGTAAATTGATTAAGGACGGCGGTGCTCTTGGCTCTGCTGCTTTTACCGAATCCTCTACCTATCAGGCAGCACTTGGTTTTACTCCTGAGAATGTTGCCAATAAGTCCACTGATACTTCGATGGGCGGAGCAACCCCTTCTGATACGCTATATCCTTCGCAGAAAGCTGTGCATGATTATGTTTCTGGATTTGGCACGGGTGATGTAGTTGGTCCTTCCAGCGCGACTAGCGATAATCTAGCTGCTTTTGACGGTACAACTGGAAAACTCATCAAAGATAGTGGCGTTTCTGCTGCTACGATTGCTCTCAAGCAACCAATCTTCTGCGGTATTGACGCAACTACTCCAATCGGAGCCAGTGATATTTCGATTAACTATTCTACCCGTGTACTGACAATCACCCCTCCGCTTGGGCATTTCAACTATTACACCGATGGCGGTGGTGTTTCTATTAAACAT